CAAGCACTTGTCTTCTACGTGCACATGCGAAATGGAACCTCACTTCGGCGAAAGATTAGCCGATGCCATTAAGGATAAGGTTGCCTCTACTTCTCTCACTGTACAGAAGTTGCAACTCATTGCTGAAACTCGGGTTGAAGATATTGCTGTCGATGCTCTATTAACGGGCTACACTCGACTTGCAGAATCACCCTATTCCGTCTGGACCAGTTACATTCCAGAACAATTTATGGACAATGATTACGTCAAAGCTGGCATCTTATATGCTGGCCAAGACTGGATCGGGCAAGCACTTAAACGTTATGCTACGAATTACGCCCTTTTCACACTTTTAATCACATTTTTTATGTCCTACTTGTCCTATCACCTCTCAGTTCTTACCAGCTTCGTTTGCATTGTTTACTTTTTTATATGCTATGCTGGAGTAGTTGAAGCTAAGAAGCACGCTTATTTGCAGGAAATCCACACTAGACGTGGAGTTCTTCCAAAGCTTTTTAAGTCCGTTCGCGACAAACATGTTCAGTATGCCTGCGCATTGTTCGCTTCACTTTCTGCTATTTACGCTATTGTCAAAGTTGTTAAGGCCCTTCGCGTTTCATTAACTATGCAAGGCTCATTACAACCCTCTTCAATTGCTGACATTTTGAACAGAGACAAGGAGGCCAATCCCTGGACTCCTGAAGAGAAGGTCGCACCATCAGCATCCAAATATTTTGCTACAAATCAGATGGCGCGCGACCGCGTATCCAAATCCCTTGGACAAATCACAATTGGAAACCAATTCTCCGGTGCAATTGCACTAACTACAGGAGTATTAGGAGTTCCCTTCCATTTTCTGCCCAAAGAGACAACCACTGCCGCGTTCAATCTTAATGGACGTGTAATTAAATTTATTCTCAATCCAGAGTTAGCAGTTCGTCTTGGTAAAGCAGACATGGCCCTAATTTACGTTCCGAATACAGGACCTCTTCGTGATATTACATCATTCTTTAACACAACCCCAATCACCAATCCTACGCAAGCAACTGTTGTCGGTCTAACTAAGGATCGTCAATTATTTGACTCGCGTATCATGTGGCAATTCACATCAGCAGTCTCTAACGGGCTATACACCTTTAATGGAGCCTATTATGAATTAACTAAGATGACTACTTTTGCAGGTATGTGTATGTCTCCAATTATCTCTGAAACCAGCCGTAAAACTATTCTAGGATTTCATATTGGAGGCGTCACAGGTACCTCTAAGGGCTGTGGGATTTCTATCTTGCAGTCGGATTTGACACACGGTATCGCCGCATTGTTTGAAAAGAGTAAAACATTTGTGCGTGGGCCACAAGCATCAGACATTGAGGATGTCGTTGCTGGGAAGCATATCGTAACTTCCCCAGAAGTCAATAAGAAATGTCCATCAAATTGGCTTGCACCGGACGCTGCAGTTGAAGTTTATGGGTCCGTTACACGTTCCCATGGCTTCGAGTCCGCTGTCATTCCCACTCCCATTTCCCCTATCGTAGAGGAAGTTTGTGGAGTCCCAAATAACTACGGTCCACCTAAGTTTATCCAACCCATAGTTCGTTCAGATGGACACACGGATAATCAAAAGTGGAAACCCTGGTATGCCTCACTATCAACTTGTTCACAACCTTCTATCGGCTTCGATCCCGTAAAGGTTGAATGGGCAATGGATGATTACATGTTTGAACTTCGTGAAGTCTTTAACGAGCAATCTCAACTTTGGAAAGTCGATTTACGACCGCTTTCAGATATCGAAATTGTTTCTGGTATTGACGGAAAGAGATTCATCGACAGTATGAATTCCAGCACATCTATGGGTTACCCTATTGGAGGGCCAAAGACTAACTATTTGGTCGATCTTGAACCTACGGATGCTAATGCATGTCCACGAACATTTACCCCGGAAATTTGGGCCCTCGTCGATGAACTAGACGAGAAAGCCAAATCCGGCGAATTCTTAAACCAAATCTTTGGTGCATCACTTAAAGATGAGCCCACGAAAATCACCAAGGATAAGGTGCGTGTCTTTCAGGCAGCACCAATTGCTCTACAAATTCTAATCCGCAAGTACTTTTTACCCGTTGCACGTTTTTTGTCTACTAATCCTCTTGTAGCAGAATGCGCTGTTGGCATTAATAGCCACGGAATGGAATGGCACGAACTTTCAGAGCATATGGCTAAATTCGGAGATGATCGCATTATTGCAGGCGATTATGCTAAGTACGATTTACGAATGCCAGAACAACTTACACTTACCGCTTTTGCAATCATGATGGATATTGCATCATGGGGTGGTAACTACACCCAAACAGACCTCAAGGTAATGCGCTCCATTGCCCATGATGTCTGCTCACCCCTTGTAGCTTTCAACGGAACGTTGATTCGCTTTATGGGAACTAATCCTTCAGGACAAAATATGACGGTATATCTTAATAGCATCGTAAATTCTTTGCTACACCGTCTTGCATTCAATGATGCATATCCTGAAGAAGAACTGAAAATTATTGGGGAAGAGTTGGGCCTTCAACGCTCAGCAACCTTCCGAGACCTATGCGCAATCTCAACATATGGAGATGACGCTAAGGGATCAGTTCGTAGAGGGTACGACAAATTCAATCATGTATCTATGGCACAATTTTTAGCCAAGAATGACATCGTATTCACTATGCCCGATAAAACATCTGACCCAGTCGCCTTTATGTCTCGCTTTGAGGCAGACTTCCTTAAGAGAAAAGATTTATTTAACCCAGACCTTGGAGTTTTTGTGGGTGCCTTGGAAGAAGCAAGCATCTTCAAATCACTTCACTCTATTATGAAGTCAAAAGTCGTCTCTCCACTCTCAGTAAGCGCAATGAATTTAAGCGGCGCAATGCGAGAGTTCTTTTTCCACGGAAGGAAAACGTATGAATTCCGTCAGGAGCAGATGATCCGAATTGCTGAGAAGGCAAATTTGGCAGTTCCCGATCTTTCTATCACTTATGATGAACGTGTGGCCCAATGGCATGATAAATACACACCGCAATCTGGAGAAATGATCGATATGAATAGAAATCCTATTTCCGAGAACATGGAGCGTTGGATCGCTAAGTTGTCAGATCCACGCGATACACTCTATAAAATGTCTCAAACACTTGATCCTTCTAAGCGTCAACAGAAGAGGATTAAGGCTTTGACTATCCATGTCGCAGAACTAGACTTGCATTTAGAGCCCAGTGAGTCAGAGACATTCCAAGCATCCCTTCCGAGTATTGAATCAGATTCGCTCGGATACTCAATATCTAGTGCGGAACAATCTATTATTTCTGACATCACCCCTGTGCTTGTCGAAAGCGTTCCACATGAAGAAACACTTATTAATCGTACTAAAGGAATATTAGGTAAGCCTACGGCTGAAAATTTTGTTATTGGTCTACCCCAGTTGGGGGAAATGGACCTTTTGTATATGGATGAAGAAGTAGCTTTAGTAATTGAGTGTAAAAGAGTTGTTGGTAGAGGCATCAAGCATAAGCAACATGTCGAATACCAAGCCATTAAGTATTCTCAGATGGTATCTGTGCTTCGGCCAGATCTCACAGTATATGGAATAACTTGTACAGAATATGGCTATACCATTGTAGATTGCATTGGGGAACCGCGATTCCCTGATAGATATGCACAATTTTTGGATATGACTCCAGTTTCTTTGTAAATTATTTATGTTTTATGTATTATTATTATTATTGTAAATTAGATGTACTGGGCGACGCCCACTAAAACGTTCCGGAGGCGCTGGTGCGTCGTCGTGATTCCAAGGAAAAGCCAAACACCCATATCTCGTACTGGATTACAGACAGTGTATTGGGACTAGCACTTCCCATGCAACTGGACTGCTTGCGAGATTCACAATGAACTTACTATGAGTAAATCTTATCTAGGATTAGTGGTTTTGAGCCCCACAACCAATGTGCGAATAGGCTGTTGCAATGATGCATGCTTCAGACCTTTATTCAACAAATCGCATTTCTCAACTTTTTACTTTATTTAAGGAGCTCCGGGTCTCCCAATACCTGGAAAACTTCACTTCATACTTTCACGACATCTACTCGAATGAATGTGTCGAGGCCTTCCCAGAGGAGGTCTATGAATATGTACCCCAAAGTGGGGCCCTCGGAACTATCCAAGAAGAGGGCTCTGCTGACATCACAGCCCAGATCACCGCATTTAATGATCAAGAGGCTGGATGGACCACTAAAGTGGCATCCGGAATGGATTCCACAATGGACACTGCAAAAGTAGCCGATTCATCGCTCGGCTCTTTCTTAGAGCGTCCAACTCGTATTGGCACCTACTCTTGGGTAGTGGGCCAACCGCTCTTTGAAAAATTTAATCCATGGGACTTGTTCCTAGGCGACCCTCGTGTCGCGGAGAAAATTGCAAACTTCGAGCTTTATAGAAGTAAATTACATGTCAAAATGGTAATATCTGGAACGGGTTTTCATTACGGTCGTGCATTAGTATCGTATAACCCTTATTCTGGATTTGATGGAATTACCACACAACGGAACTTTTTAGCAGTAGATTTAATCGCTGCGTCCCAAAAACCACACTTCTTTCTGAACCCAACAAACAATACAGGTGGTGAACTTGACTTGCCTTTCTTTTGGCAGGACAACTACCTCTCATTATCTAGTCCTACTAATCGTTCAGATTTAGGAGAAATCACAATTAAGTCTATGACTAACTTACAGCATGCTAACGGTGGTGATGACCCAGTCACCATCACCGTGTATGCCTGGGCTTCTGATGTGGTATTAACTATGCCTACGAGTCTTACAACTTTGACGGCCGCTAATTATACACCTCAATCAGGAATCCAAGATGAGTATGGAAAAGGAATTATTTCTACTCCAGCCTCTGCTATATCCAAAGCAGCAGGTAAACTCACAGACGTGCCCGGAATTGCACCATACGCAAGGGCTACAGAGATAGCAGCGGGTGCTGTTGCGGATATGGCCGTGCACTTTGGCTATTCGCGACCACCAGTCGTCTCTGATATCGTCTTACAGAAACCATCTCCAGCAGGTAATCTAACGAACACCGATGCTGCTGATGCTGTCCAAAAGCTTTCTTTGGACTCAAAACAGGAAATCACTATTGATTCTCGGACAACCGGTCTCGATGGTGAGGACCAGATGGATATTAAGCGTTTCTGTCAGCGCGAATCCTACCTTACCCAATTCACCATGACACCTTCTGATGCACCAGATAAGTTGTTATGGAACACCTATGTCACACCCACACAATTTGGCATAGAAGGCGATGAACTTCACCCAACGCCTATGGCTTACATGGCAGTCCCCTTTAATTCATGGCAAGGTTCTATGAAATATAGATTCCAAGTTGTGAAGAGTAACTTTCATAAGGGACGGATTTTAGTACGGTGGGATCCACGCTCACATGGAGCTGATATACAATACAACACCGTATATTCTCGAGTCATCGACTTAGCCGAAACTGATGACTTCGAGATTACTGTAGGATGGGGCCAATCTGTCCCTTTCCTAAGCGCTGGAACCATGTCCACAAATAATATTTGGTATGGAACCAATCGTTTACCTACTGATGACACCGAGAAATTTAATGGAGTCTTGGAGGTAGCAGTAATTAACAGTCTTGTGTCTCCAGCACTCGACGCACCCATTCAAATCAACGTATATGTTTCAGCATGCGAAGATTTTAAACTTGGAGAACCCATTGCAGCGGGTATGAAACAATTTACCCTCTGGCCTACACCTGCACCTGGACAGCAGAATGGCCCTAACCCCAATGGTGAACCTTCTTCAAATGGGAATGGTCCTCCTTTTCCACGACCCGGTCCGCCGGGAAATGGGCCGGGAAGCGGACTCAGACCAGGTTTTGGTTTTGAGCCGCAATCAGGAGAAATGGATCTCAGCGCTACTACAGGCGGAGAGACAGATAATCCTACCAACCCCGAGTCATTACAAACGATCGCAGCGCCTTTACCAGTTGCAGATCAGACTCTAAACGTGTTCTTTGGCGAATGTCCAACCTCTATTCGTGAACTCAATCGGAGGTACGTCAAAACACGCACAGAAGCCTTTGGTCCTCCTGCCACCGGATCCCTTCGTGTTAACACACTTAGAGATCGAGGCCTAGGCTACTATTCTGGATATGATCCAAATGGAATAGACTCAGATGGAACTAACTCTTTAACAATTGCAGTTCCTACCTTTGCTCAATACTTCTCCCCCTGTTATGCAGGTTGGCGAGGGAGCACAAGGACTAAATATATGACAGTCGGCGAAGCAGGACAGCCCGTTGTTACCCGAGCAGGTTTTACAACCGTAGCTTACAAATCACAATCTGACCCGAGCCCAGCTACTTTGAGCGACTGGTCAGTCAATCTAACTCGTCGAGTTGGTGGAGATGCTTCGGCAGGTTCCGCAACAACCAACTTGTGCATTAACGATACAATTGAAGTAGAAACTCCTTTCTATAATGGAGTACGCTTCCTCACTTCACGTATGCCATCTGGTGACTTTGTCAATGGTTGCCATTCAAATAGATACGATTTAGACACATTCGCGACAGCGCAAGGCCCAAGCCAAGCAGTAGCCGCTTATGTGAATATCTTCAAATCTGTGGGAGAGGATTTTACATTCTTTTTCTTCACCGGTTGCCCCATTCTCTACAGGAATGAGCCACCGATCCCATAGATCATACCAAAGGGGCGCCTTTCATTTATACGCAATTAAAGAGTTTCGGTACTCTAAAAACCGATCGCACATTAATCTGTTGTGCTTAAAATTCAGATTGAATCCCAGCTGTGGCCAGCTGGGGCGGTACTCCTTTCGGAGTGTCGTTGTCGATGGACACCATCCCTTTTAGCAAGCTTTCTAAAGAAAGCCATTAGTTTTACTGTTAGGGATTGGATCCCGGCAGATTTTTATAATGGTCAATATTTATTAAACTTGCATCGACAAAATGTTTTTATGGTCCTCCCGAACTAATTGGGAGAAATAACCTGAATGCACTTTATTCGGTCATTTACGC